CACGCGAAGGATGACGACACCGAGGGCGACAACCGGTTCTGGTGGCCGCTGTGTGACGAGTGGTCGAAGCGGTACGGCAAGCACTTGAAGTGCTGGCCGGTCAAGAGCGGCAACCGCACCCATGCGGTGGCGTTCGACATGGCGCTGGGCATCAACCAGGCGCTCTTCCAACCGGCGTGCCAGCAGGTGGCGGGCGAACTCGCGGCGGGGACGGTGACGTTCACCGAGTCAGCGTGGCTGCGTGAGCACCTGACCAACGCCAAGCTCGCACCGGGCGAGTACGGGGTGAGCATACGTAAGGAAAATCGTTCCAGCCGCCACAAGATCGACCTGGCCGTCTGTCTCATCGGCGGCCGGATGCTCCGCCGCATCTACCTGTTTGAGCACCAAGCAAGGCACGCCCGGCAAGGGCAGAGCGATCCTGTTGGACTGAGAAAAGGGGTGCCTGGTGACCGCTAACGCCCTGACCCCGCTGTTCATGGCTCCGTCTGCCGCGATCCCGTCTCTACCCTCACTCGGGCTGTCCGATGACGAGCAGGGCGCGGCGAACTGGCTGGGGATGCGGCTGTTCGAGCAGCGTCCTTACCTGGAGCTCCGCGGCTTGTACTACGACGGTATGCAGAAGATGCAGGATCTGGGCATCAGCATCCCGCCGTCGCTGGTGGGTCTCCGGACGGTCGTCGGCTGGCCCATGATCGGCATCGACGGCCTCAATAACCGTTGCACCGTGGAGGGCTTTCGCTTCCCCGGGGCGACGGATGTGGACGACGACCTGCAGGGTATCTGGCAGGCGAACAAGCTCGACGGCGAGTCGTCGCTGGTCCACCTCGACGCCCTCGTCTATGGGCGGGCGTACAACATCGTCGGCCCCGGTGACGACACAACTGGCGGTCAGCCGCTCATCACGTCCGAGTCGCCGCTGAACATGATCGCCACCTACGACGCCCGGATGCGGCGTGTGTCCGCGGCGCTGCAGATCTACATGGACACCGACTTCACCTCGGACATGTACGGCCAAGAGGTCGCGGCGCTGTACCTGCCGGACAAGACGATCTACATGGCTAGGTCGTCCAGCACTGGCAACCCGGCCGCGGTGAAGTGGGACATCACCGAGCGCGACGACCACAAGCTTGGCCGCGTGCCGGTGGTTCGGATGGCGAACCGTCAGCGGCTGTCCAACCGTGTCGGCCAGTCGGAGATCAACGCGGCGTGGATGAACACCGTGGATTCGGCGTCCCGGACCATGCTGGGCATGGAGGTCACCCGCGAGTTCGGTCAGGCGCCGCGACGGTACGCGCTGGGTGTGACCGAGGAAGCGTTCCAGAACGCTGACGGGTCCCCGAAGACGGCGTGGGACACCTACCTGCACAAGGTCTGGATGTTGGAGCGCGACGAGGACGGTAACATTCCGTCGGTCGGCGAGTTCAAGGCCTCCGATCCCTCGATTCACACGAAGCTGATGGACGAGTACGCGCAGATCATGTCCGGGAATATGGGCGTGCCGCCTCACTTCCTGGGCATCTACACACAGGGCAACCCTGCCTCGGCTGATGCGATCCGCTCGGGCTACGAAGAGCTGACGTCCCGTTCTCTGAGGAAGCATGTCGCCTTCTCCGACGACTGGGAAGAGACGATGTGTCTCGCCCTGCTGATCCGTGACGGCTCGCTCCCGGACAACGCCTACCTGCTCGAGACTGACTGGCGCGACCCGGCCCCGCAGACCATTGCGGGTACCTCTGATGCGATCACCAAGCAAATTGCGTCTGGTGCGATCCCGGCGACCTCCGACGTGACGCTGAAGCGTCTCGGCTACTCCGCGGTCGAGCGGGCCCGTCTCGCTCAGGACCGCGCTGTCGACCAGGGCCAGTCGATGCTCGAGCAGATCGCGCACAGCATGGAAGCCAAGTCTCTGCGGGTGGAGAAGTCGGTTACCGCCGATGCCGCTGCGGAACTCAAGCCAGTTGTGATCCCCGGCGCACCCCCGACGCCGAACGTGATGCCGAAGAAGGTCCCGGTCAGTGTCCCAGCCAACGGTTGAGGCGACCCGGCCGGCTGATCAGCATCAGGCAGGGCAGGTGGCTCTTGTCGCGCTGATCCCAGCCCTGTTGCGGGAGGCGTGGCCGCTGCTGGATCTGCACAACCTCAGCGGCACACTGCCCCAGTTCGAGGCGGCGGTTAGGGCCATCGTGGCGCGGTACGGGCAGGCTTCGGCGGCTGGCGCGTTGACCTACTACAAGGCGGAGCGGCAGGCGCAGAACGTGCCCGGTCGGCCGTCGCTGAAGTTGGCTCCATCGCCTGTGGATTCGGTGATCGAGGATGCGGTGTCGTGGGCGACCACAGACCTGTGGGGGCCAACGACACCTGAAGCTGAGACCGAGGCGTTGCGACTGCTCGATGGGGCTGTACAGAACCTGGTGCTCGACCAGGGCCGGGACACGATCATCGGTGCAGTCCGGCAGGACAAGTACGCGAAGGGCTGGGCTCGCGTCACGGAGCCGGGTGCGTGCTCGTTCTGCGTCATGCTCGCACTGCGTGCCGGTGCTGGGTTCTTGTACCACAAGAAGTCGGCGGCGGACTTTCGGGCCCACACTCCCGGCCCGCACGGCGGCGGCCTCTGCCAGTGCCACGTAGAGCCGGTTTTCACCGCCTACGAACCGTCCGCGCGGATGCGTGAGGCGCAGAAGACGTGGGCCGATTCGACGAAGGGCCGGTATGGCGCCGATGCCCGCGCTGCGTTCCGGCAGGCGCTCGAGGGTCGTCCGATCGTCGGCAAGTCTGGCCCTCTCAAGCAGGTGGCCACGCTGCCCAAGTCGACCATGACCCGCGCACAGGCCGAGCTTCAACTCGGCATCTTGCAGGGCCTCAAGGATTCCCCATACCGCACGAGCCAGATGGCCCGGCTGACCAAACTGCTAAGGGGTTGACATGGCCGACTTGAGTGCGTCAGGACGTGAGCAGGCCGCCAAGTCGGGTATGGCCATGCAAGGCGGACGCTTCCCGATCAAGACGATGGCCGACATGCACAACGCGATCATGGCCGTGGGCCGTGCCAAGGGTGGCGCCGCCGGTCAGGCCGCGGTGCGTCGCTTCATCCTGAAACGCGCCAAGGCTCTTGGCGGAATGGACCAGATCCCGGCGTCATGGAACGCAGACGGGTCTCTGAAGTAACACCCTCTCAACGCATCGAAAGCCCCGGTCTGGTGCCGGGGCTTCGGTGTGACCGCTCAAAGTCCCTGGAGGACGAAAATGTCTGAACAGCTCACCGTCACCACGCCCGAGACCCCTGCAGGGTCCGCGGGTGTCACCGACGACCAGGCGGCCGCGCTACTGGCGGACGCCGTCGCGGCGGCCGACAAGACCAACGCCGAGACGCAGAACGCGAGCCCGTGGGACGACCCCGCCGTCGCCAAGGCCGAGATCGAACGCCTCCGCAAGGAGAACGGATCCGACCGCGTCAACGCCAAGGCTCAGGCAGCCACGGACGCACGCAACGAGTTCGCTCAGACCATCGGCAAGGCCCTCGGCCTCATCAAGGCTGACGAGACCGTCGACCCGGCGAAGTTGGCCGAGCAGTTGATCACCTCAGGCGCGGAGACGCGAACGGCGCAGGTCGCCCTCGCTGTCTACAAAGCCGCCGGCACGATCGCCGACCCCGGCGCCCTGCTGGACTCTACGAGCTTCCTAGCGTCGCTCAAGGACATCGACCCGACTGACCCTGCGGCCATCACGGCTGCGATCACGACGGCTGTCGCAGCAAACCCGCGGCTTGGTGCCGCGACGCTCACTCCGGGCATGAGGCCCAACCCCGCTCAAGGTCGTTCGGCGTCCGCGCCGCTCGGCATCGCTGAGCAGATCGCCGCGTCTGAGAAGGCCGGCGACGTGAAGGCAACCATCCGGCTCAAGGCCGCGATGGCACTGAACAACCCCAACTGAGGCAAGGCACCCGCCCGGCCCGGTTACTTACCCTGAATAGGAGCCGATCATGGCTGCAGTTGCTGGGCAGGGCACCACTTTCAACCTGCCGAACTACCACGGGGAACTTTTCACCGTCACCCCCACCGAGACCCCGTTCCTGTCCGCCATCGGCGGCCTGGCGGGCGCCAAGACGACCAAGGCCACCCAGTTCGAGTGGCAGACCGTCGACCGTCGCGCCTCGTCTGCGGGCAACGCCGCACTTGAGGGTGCGAACGCCCCCGCCGGCACGGAGCGCGC